AAAGGTTGGATAGACCTTGCCGTCTTCTGGAATTTCCCCAACTTTGGTTGCTGCGAAAACAGCAGACTCCTGTATAGCATCGACGTACTGATGGAAGTAGTCTATGAAAACATATATCTGGCTGATAAGATTCTGAGACATATCCCTCATGTCATTGAAGAATTTAACATCGTCTTCTGAGTGCTTATCAGTCCAACTCTTGTTCGCTAAGTTCGTCTCCAACTTCTGAAAGATCTCCATCACTTCGTCTATCTGCATTGATCTTGACATTTGCTTCCTCTTCTGTGTAGTCATTTTCCTTGCGTGGCTTAGTGCCACCGAGGAAGTTAATCAAATTGTTTACTGCTCTGTTCACTCTCATACGTGCTGCATCTTCGGTGATACCTAGTTCCTTAGCGAAGGTTCTATTATCACAGCCATCACCGAATCTTAAAAAAACTATACTCTTCTGCTCATTGGTGAGTTTCTCAAGTCCCCAGGCAATATCAGCCATCATGGCAAACCAATTGCCTCCCTCAGAGGCTACCTTCTTGCCTGAGATGAACCCTAGATCAACGATTGATGGTGCTACTACGTCACCTCTAATGACTGATGGTAGCAACGCTTCAACCAGTTCTCTATCGTAGTAGTAGTTATCTTCTACACGATACCCACCGATCTGAGCCTTCTGCTTCTGGCAATAATCCTTTGCTGCGTTGCGTAGTGACTTAGCAATCAGTTTAATAGACTGCTTACCATCTAACGCTTCCCATGTCTTAACCTTGTTAGGATGCTCAAGGAACCATACCCACAGTTCTTGTCGTACATCGTCAGCATCTACAATGTGATACTTACGAGAGTACTCGTAGGCAATAGCGCCCACGAGCCCGTCGTATTTTTCTACTACCATTTGAATGTTTTGCCGTCCACGGTGAATGATTGATTGATGATTGGTACAAGTTGTGGGGTTACGTTCTTCCCATCAACATGTAGGATACCAAAGCCTTGTTGCCATGTGAATAGCCCAGCCTTGATGTATTTTGCATTACGATAATCCATGAGGTTACCAAGTTCCATACCCCAGATAGTCTTAGGCTTACCGCCACGATATGTCTGAGTCTGATGTGTCAGACCCATGCGATGCGTGTGACCACAGACTACGGACATGCCTGAGCGCTTGGCTAAACCCAACGCAGTGGCTCCTGCTGTGGGTTGTACGTTGCCCTCATCGCCGTGCATAAGCAACCAGCCTGGGGCTAGTTCGTATGGATCAGTGTGATACTTAATCTCAAGTTCATTGAGTCCAAGGAAGTTTTCTAATTGCAACTCAGGAAGTCCAAGCAATCCTGGTGCTCGCATAGCAACTGTGTTAAACAATCTATCAGTATGGTTGCTACGAATCATATGCTCAACGGTTAAGTCATAGAGAACCTGACGTGTAAGATCACGGTCACGACCAATAGAGCGTTCAAACTCTAGTTCAGTCCCCTTACTCCATTTCGATATCGTCTGCATATCCATTTCATCACCGCAGGATACTACAGTTTCAGGTTGATACCACTGAATGAACTTTGCCACTGCCTTCGTGGCTTCTACATCGTGATATGGAACCTGCAAATCAGATATGCAAACTATGTTTTTCATTTCTTCTTGGTCGCCTTCTTCGCTGTTGTTTTCTTAGCACGGCGCTTATTTTCTTTAGCAACATTCTTGCTCTTGGAGATAGTGGTCAGGTTAGACATTCTATCGTCGCCTGCTCTACCCTTGTGGTTCTTATGATCTACTTCTGTTTTTCTTGGTAGGGTTTTTCCTGTGGCTTTCTCGTAATCAACGCGAGCCTTATTGCTAGAAGTTGTAACCACTTTGCCATCTTTAGTCTTCCTTTTGAATACATAGATTGGTCGTCCACCGTTTTGTTCGCTACCTTTATACGGTCCGAACATCTTTTTGATTGTTTTTTTGATTGACTTTTTCATTCTGTTGGCCATTTCCCTTTCATTACCATGAGTGCGATGATTGAATAGTTCGCTAGATCAGCAAAGGAATCTTCGAGAGGTTCATTGACTGCATTAAAATCATTGTCTAGTAAATGATTGATACGTGCCATCTTGTCCCACATACGCACACGCAAGCCATTGAGTGGACCACCTGGGCTACCTGAGATGTTCTTTGGACCGTAATCCTTATGCTTCTTGAGTAGCAAGTTAGTGAGTTCATCACTGATCTCCCACAGATCTAACTCAAACTGGTTAGGATCAGGTATATCAAAGCGATACTCACCCACCTTGTGTGGTGGTTCCCACTTGTATTCATTACTCTTAATTATTTCTTTAACTGTTTTAATCTTTTTCATTTCCATCTTTCTTGAGTAGTTTTTCTATGTCGCTTATCATGTCATCCATCTCACCAGCAACGACAATCTCTTCTACGAACTCCTCTAGGTCGCCATCACTGACATTGACCATCATCAAGGTTGCACTCTGAACAGCATCCCATACACCATCAAGATCACCATCGTTAGCAAGATCATTGATAAGACTAAGGAAAGTAAATAGATCAAATGAGAATCTCTTATTGAGGCGCACACCCCACTCAAAGTCGATGTTACAATGCTGTAGGAACTCGAATATATCTGAGGTACGAAAGCCACAGTCATCATCACACTTGAGGATGCCATCTTTATTCGGTACTAACATTATGCACTCGCAATCTTCTGTTGGAAATATTCTACACCATTTGTCCGATATATGCTGTTCACATCCTCGCCGTCAGGCATGGCGACAATGGTCAGATTAGGCAGTTCCTTTGCTAACATCTTGCCAAACTCAGCCCCAGCGTTGTCACCATCGGCAAAGAGGAACACTCTCTCGAAGTCTGAAAGTAGTCTGGTGTAATGCTTTTTCCAGTTGTTCACTCCAGGGACCCCCACCGCAGGTATCCCGCAAACTGTATCAAGCGTGATGGTGTCAATCTCGCCTTCACAGATAGAAATGTATGAGGACGCTTTGAAAAACGAACCCACGTTATAGAGATGGGTAGTCGCCCCACTGATTCCCATGTACTTTGGCTCTGAGTGGTCCATGGACCTGAATCGAAGGTCAACCACCCCCGAACGCGTAAGATACGGAATCGCCAAGCGATTGATATAGGCTTCATGACCCGTGAGCGGTTCTAGCACGACGCCCAAGCGCATTTTCAGGGCGTGTTCCATCGTTATACCCCGTTCTGCGAGGTAGTCCTCCGCTTCGTGCAGGGCGCTGTGGTAATACTTTGCCGCTCTGGTCAAAGATTCCTTTTGCAAGTGTGATTGCTTCACGAAAACCAACTCCTTCTTTTAACATAATGATAGCATATGCATCGCCTTTGTACTGGCAACCATGACACTTAAAGATGTTATCTCTCAAGTTGACTGCTGCAGATGCATGTGAATCATCGTGGAATGGGCATTTAAGTTTAGCCCAACCACTACGGGTAGGTACAACAGCACCATAGTATTCAAGTATTGTTGTTATATCTGGCGCATCATTCATTCTTCATCGCCTTCTTTAGTAGATCTAAATACACTGACCCAGGCATTGTAGCATACCAATCGCCAGGAGATGATTTACCTTTGCGCTTGTGCCATACAACACCAGTCCATGCTTTAGCATGTTTGATCTCAACAATAAGTTCTTCTATCCATCCAGATAGTGCCATGCTCTTGTGATCTTTAACCTCAATGCACACACCATTAACACCAGCGATGTCGCCCTTATCTTCTTGCGCCCCTGCTAAACGCCTTTCAGCGTATGGGTATCCGTTCTCAATCAGATAAGTGACTACATCTCTTTCGGCTTTGGAGCCTTTTGCTTTCGCTGCACTGCTCATCAGTACCACCCATTCTTATCGTGGAACTCTAACGCCTTCACAGGCGTCTTGTAGCGGTGCTTAATATATTTGAGCCCTAAGTCGATCTGCTTCACCATAGGTGTACGCGGATCCATCTTGAGCAACTGCGGAATACCATAGGCTGTAGATCTTGGATTGTCTGCTGTGTAATCCCAGCGTGACTCTCTATCCCACAACTCTTCTAGTGCTTCCCATTGACGCTTACTGTTATACATCACAGAAACCTTGATTTTGGCTACTTCTCGGGCTGCTAACTTCATCTCAGACATGGCTGGAGATGAGCAATGGTAAAAGATTTCTCTTTCAATTTCTATAATTTTTTGCTGGATAAACAGCGCACCCACAGTGTGGGGAAGTGTACCCACAAAGACTACAAGCACCATCAAGAATATATAGTTCTTTAGTTTCATCTTTACTCCTCAATTGGGGCGGTTGCCTGCGTTCCACAGTCAGCGCACTCCATATCTCTGAAATACATTCCTATCGTATTATCTTCATCGAATGTTACTTTAAGATTCCAGACGAAACATCCACATACACAGACACGGGTGGGCTCACCTCTGATGTCCATAGCCTTGGTGTAGTCAGGTCTTAATTCATTTATATCTTTCATGTGACAACACGTTCTGGGATGTCTGAAACATCCATATACTCTGGGTTAAACTGCAACCAAAAAGCCGTATCCCCAGTTGGATCTGCCTTACCATAGCGGTTCTTAACGGCTGCTACAGCGATGTAGCCTGGTGCGTTAGTCCCCACTGTACAGATAAGTGCAGGCAACTGCGCCACCATACCCTGCAAAGCAGAGCGTGGTTGACATGGGTTCCCCGTATACGACTCCTTGGTGTGGTGCAGTATTAGTACAGCAGCGTTGGTATCTCTTGCAAGATACTTCAACTCTTTGATTGTAGAACGCATGTTCGCAAACTCTTCTCCCCCGTCATTGGAGATATCCATAAGGTTATCAACAACTATGAGAGTCGGCGAACATCCCCACAATTCCTCGAATGCTTCTACCTCTTGATCGAGATCTGCCAGCGTAGGTGCTGACTCAAACGACCAGAAGATATGTCCCGAGGAATCATTAATTGTTTTACGACTACCTTCAACATCCTGCTCAAGCATACGCTCAGCCTCGGATTGGGGTTTGCCAGTAATCATAGATAGCAGACGCATAGCCATTGTGTGGGCGTTTGTGTCGGCAGATACATACAGAGTAGGAACCTTAGCCCGTAACGCAATAGCCAATGCAAGCGTTGACTTACCAGCACCTGGAGTACCAGCAATCATCGACACTTCGGATCTGCGTATGACTATTTTGTTGACGTCAAACGTGCGGAACACTGATGGTAATGGTTCACCACCAATGTCCTTTCCACCAACTGCACGGGCTAGGGTTCTCATCTCTTAGAAACTATTCCAATCTGCATCATTTCTGCGTACCCATACAGGCTCGCACTGATCTGGTGTTCCCTTAGGTGAAGGACACATGTATGCCTTCCAAGGACCTTTAGCACCAGCACCAGTTCTCTTGGTCATTACACCGTGAGAACAACTCTTTGATGTTGGTCCTACATTACCAGCCGAATTGGTTGGATGTGCAGTGTGAATTACCTCAGCCCCTGGAAATGCTGCTGCGACATTCGTCACTGCTTGAACACCATTGGTAGGTGCTCCTGTTAGAGATACTGCCATGATCTTGAGTACATCTTGTGACTCTTCGATGCCGACAGCACTCTCTAGTGCTTCACAGAAACCTGCATAGGTTTCCGATGCTACCACGAAGATACGTCCATCGGGTAGTTTACTGCTGACTTGGAAGTTTCCAGTCATCTCTTATCTCCTTTTTTCGTTGAGTGAAGAAACTTGCATGATGATATTACACCACATCTGCCACAGTTAGAAAAGTTAGGCAGGAAGATCGTGTTCTTGCGAGCAGTGTCAAAGGTGTTGAGTATGTCTTCGACACGCTCTGCGTGTAAGAATTCTAGGTTCCATTGTGAAACAGTACCAGTACGTGCATCCCAGAAACCTGCCCTATCGACAGTAATCCCATGCTTACCCAATGCCCATGCATACACTGCAAGTTGCAAAGGATGCCTCTGGGATGACGCACCAGTTTTGATATCGATGAGTACCCTATTCCCATCGAAATCGGTCATGACTCTATCGATTGCCATCTTGACGACAGTATCCTCGATAGGAATCTCATACTCTTTTTCTATAAAATCTTCGTAGACATTCCAGCCATTGTTGCGGAACTTAATCCAGCGCTCAAGCATCCAGATGCCTTCGCCATACCACCACGACATATCTTCACGCTTGGCATACTGCCACTCATTCATGTCGCCATGGAGTTCTTCATCTTCTTTGACTTGTTCAAACCAGACCTTGTTCCAGATGGTTTCTAAATCTCCACCCTCAAGATCATAGACTTCTGTAGCCTTATGTACGGCTGTACCACCTGTGAACCAGACTGCATGCGCTTCTTGTACCTTCTCGACTTTGGTGAGATAGTACTTCCAGCCACACTCTTGCCACGTGGTTAGTGATGAATAGGAAATATGCTTTGGTAAATCGCTCATGAAAGTACTATAACAGACGATTATGTTTTAGGAAGATTGAATCCTCTACGAAGTCCATCGCGTCGTCGATATCCGATTCGATGTCTATCCAGAGTTCTGACGAACTCCCCATGACGTTACATCTCCGCATTTCTTAACCTCCTGCCTGAGTCCTGATTTTAAGAAATGCCCCCCTACCCCCCAAAAAAATTTGGTGGTTCAGGGAGGCGATGAACTAGGCTTTGCCGTCGTCCGTCATTTGAAGTTTCTGCCCCACGGTTACCCGCCCAAAGAGAATATCATGTGATATGATCTTCCGCATGATAGAGATAACCCTATGCGACGAGTGTCGCAAGACGATCAACACTGAGAATGATACCTTCGTAATTGTCGACAAAGTATACTACTGCTACGACTGTTGGAGGAATGTCTGATGCCGACCTACGACTACGAATGCCCTGGGGACGGGGAGATCATAGAGTTCACCCTACCCTTCAACCATGAAGCCCCTCTATGCCCCTGTGGTGACACTATGAGGCGTGTTTTCACGGCTGTGCCAGTGAAGTTTAACGGCTCAGGATTCTATTCCACAGGTGGCTAACAGAAGTTAATCAGAGTAAATGCACTTCGAGTTGGGACGATTTGATGAGGCTACCCATACAATCACCCTCGGAAGCCAAAAACTAGGCGCAACTCGCCATCTTTCCGGGCTGTTTGGGGCATTGTAGGAACGACAAAAAGCCCCCCACCAGAGTATTTCTACTCGGATGAGGGGCTGATTGTTTTGAGGGGAATAGGGACTACTTAGAACCCTTGCCGAACTCAGGCGACTTAGGATCTAAAGCCTTCCATACTGGTGCAATGAAGGCTGTTATAAATGCGTAAGCCAATGTCTTTGGGTCTGTGACACCTGACATGTAAAGTGCTGTCACTGCAGGTACTGCAGCACGTGCGTATGTCGTTACGATAGCAACGAGTTTATCTTTTGTCATGTTTCTCCTTATGACTTGAAGACTGGCTTACCAAATCCGACGATGGACACGACCTGTGACCTACGGAGTTTAGAGCCATTCTTTTTCTTGTAGGCGCGAATCTTGCGGCAAACTTCTCCGCCGTTTCGCTGGTCACCCTTCTTATCTGGAGCGGTGTTGCCCTCGATACAGGTGACTGTGCCATCGCCGTTATCTTTAACGACAATGCCAACATGTGAGATTCTGTCGACGCCATCTCCTGGGAAATCGAAGAATACGATATCTCCTGGTAGAGGAATTGCTTCCTCAGCCTTTTCCCACTGATCCTTCTTCATGAAGGCAGATGCGCCTGCAGGTGTGTATACGCAGTTAGGGATCTTTAGCCCAACCTCATTAGCACACCAGTTTACAAAAGAGCCACACCAAGGCTGGAAGTTAGCCTTAGTGAAAGCACCATACTTAGTTTCGTTTTCTTTTGGACCTTCAACAACGCCGAGTTCTCCTCGGGCTACTGCAATAAAGTTTAATCTTTGTCCCATTATTCTCCCGCTTTCTTGTCAACCTTAGCAAAGGCTGCATTGATTTCTTCTGATGTCAGGCTTCCGTCTGCTAGGTAGAAACGGGCAAGGGCTTCAAGTACTCGTGCTGCACCTAGTGCACCAGCCAGTACTGCTGCCTGCCATACTTCGATGCCAACCAATGAGCCAGCACCGATTACTCCTAGAGATTCTGCTGCGATTACAGCAAAAATTCTCATCATTACATTTTTTAATGTATCCATTATTCGTCCTTCATGTTTCGGATGTTGAGGGTTACTACCCAGACCACAAGGGTTACCATGATTGCATAACCAACTATGGTCTTTGCAGAACCTTCCAGCACCACCCAGGCTGTGAACATGCCTAGGATTGTCCAGAGTTGATTAAAAAAGTCTGAGAACCATTTCTTCATTAGGGATTCCTTCTATATGCGGCTAGAGAGGCAGCGGCTGCTGCTTGGGTGGCTATGTTTCCAGCAATAACTGCTGCAATTATAACCTTTTCTGATTCTTCTCTGACCTCAGGTGACATGTCAGCACCAATGTTTGATAGGGCGGTGAGGACTTGCGCTGGGTCAGTAAATAGTTCTGCAAGGAGTTCTGCAGGATTTTCTAATAGGGTTAAAGCGATTACCACCTCAGCCGTAAGAACGACGCCGTTAGGCAGTTCTACGGGCGTATCAGGGGGCAACACGCTAAGGTCTGTCGACTCACTTAGTACAACAACCTCTGGTACTGTGGGTTCAGGTGTAACTACAGGAGGCTCAGGTTGAACAGGTTCAGGCTCAAGTGGCTTTGGTTCTTCAACGATCTCAGGCTCCGTAATTTCAGGTTCCTCAATAGGCTCCTCTGGTTCCGCAGGAACCTCAGGCTCTACGATCTCTGGTTCATCTACTGGTTCGTCAATTTCAGGCTCTGGCTCTACAGGAACTTCGGGTTCCTCTGGCTCTGGTTCAACCACCTCAGGTTCTGGCTCAGGCTCAGGTTCAACAGGCTCTGGAGTAGGTTCAGGTAATGGTTCAGGTTGTGGCTCTGGCTGAGGCTGTGGCTCAGGTTCTGGTCTTGGTGGCGATACCACTATTGGCTCTGGTTGTACTATTGGCGTTGGCTCGGGAAGAGGAGTAACCACAGGTGTTGGATTTGATTCTGCTGTTTGGGTATCTACCGTTGATGTTTCTACTGGTAGTACAGGAGTTGAAGTATCGGAAACTGGAGTCTGCGTTTCAACGGTTGCACTCTCAGTTGCAGTTACTGTGTCAGCAGGTGCAACAACTACAGTCTGAGAATCTTCTATTGAAGGACTCGGAGAGGGACTTGGTTGAGGCTCGGGAGCAGTTGAAGTTTCTGACTCAACAGTTGGAGTCTCAGAATTTACAGTTTGAGTTTCAGAGACAACGGTTCCAGTCTCAGAACTGGGATCTACAGCAGGGGTAGGGATTACACCATTATAGTAACGAAAAGAATCATCAGAAAGACTGTCACTAATATAAACAGTGAATCGTCCATTGAATCCTCCCTCACAATACAGTCGGGGAATACTACCCTTACCATCAAAAAAACTATTACTATTATCCCAGCCAGTGTTAGAAGTTCTAGTCTCGCCGCCGTCGGCAGTGGTACAGGTAATCTGTACATTTGAGACCATAACACCGTTTGCTAGTGCTGGGAAGAGGAACGATGTTCCTACTGCTAGAAGAAGAACTCCTAGTCTACTTGCTTTCCTTTTCACAGAGGAGGAGATAGATTTGGTCAACGCGTGTTTCCAATCGGTTTACTTGATCTTTCACGGAACTACCCCCATTTGGTTTCAATTCTGATAGATAGTGCTTAACTAACCATCGAACAAAACCTGTAAACCCTACGATCAGGGTCATCAGCGCTACGAAAAAACCAGCCCACTCAGTAATTGTCATAAGACAGTCCTGACTGTTACTGTGAGCAAACCACCAAACCCAGAGAAGTTTCCACTAGGTGGTGTCTTGCGAGAGAACTGCACTTGCTCAATAATTGCTTGCACACGTTCTCCTGTTGTGAAGTCTTGGACGTTGACAATATCGCCCTCTGCTTCGATAGTTTCTAATAGTTGAATACGCTCCCACGCACGGCCTTCATATCCAGTCGTTACGTTATAACGGTCTTTCTCAACGTCAAAGCACCATACGGGGAACTGAATCAACCGTTGGCGCTTAGTTGCAGGAAGCGCTTTTGCTTGGAAGCCCTTAAACACGGGTCCTTTACTGGTATCGCTTGCGCTACGTGAGAGCGTAAATCTGTAGGATAGGAATTCTTGTGACTCTTCTGGCTGGGTAGTTGCTGCCTCTGGTGTGCCGACTGAAACATTGTAAGAGATAACGTTGTTGATATCGCCGTTTTCTTCCACTGTTTGGATGTCCATAGCACCATTGGTGAACTCACCTCTAGCACGGATTAACTTAAAGTTCTTTGGCTCTAGTGTGCCATAACGAATAGCACCTGTTTGCAGGTATCCACTTGTTGTCAAAGTAGATGCTGACTCTAAATAGACTGCTCCATTAGTAGTTTGATGAGCGCTAGCAAAGGCTAAGCGATTAGTTGTTCCAATAAAGGAAACACCTGTAGTAAAGCGTGTTCCTGTTTGGACTCCTATTATGTCATTTGCATAAGCAAAACGAAGTGGCTCACCTTCAATAAGTTGGCTGAGATCTACACGGGTAAGACCAGCGTTAGAACCTACACCTGTAGTAGCCCATGCAAAACGATCAGCACATGCTACGTCATAGACTGGCTGGGTTGATTCAAAGAGAAGAGGACCATACTCAAGAGAACCATCTTGATCGTTAACATTGGCAACGCGCAGACCCTTGCTGGTTCCGATAAGCATGTAACCTAGGTAGTAGTAGACTTTTTCGACTATTTCCCCTGGTGGGAACTCAGCGGCAACTACAGCCTGCGTAAGGACTGGCATAGCGCCGTTAGTTCCTAAAGTATATTTCTGAATAGTTGAATAAATACCTGAATGACCTGCGGTGTAGATAGCAGGGCCAGATGCGGCAACAGAAGTGTAGTGATAGTTTGTGTTGGGGTTAGTATAGATTGCTGAGGGTAATGTTGTTGAAGCCGTAGATAGTTCATAGACTGAGTTGTTAACGCATAAGATAATACGGTCCTTAACGAACTCCATAGCAGCATACACAATAACGACGCCAGTTGCTGTAATCACAGGAGATGGAATAGTTGTTGTGTTATCGGTTAGTGCTTTTTTATACATGTGAAGTTTATTAGCACCGCCAGCAACCTTATTAGTTACCCAATAGGCAAAAACACCATCATCACAGATAGCATAAACCTTTTCATCTGTGCCACTTGTATACTCAACAAAGGCAGTTACTGTTCCATCAGCAGCAATTTTATCTACATGAAACTCATCGTGAACTAATACACCATTGGTGCTACTCCATTGAATAGAGCGAACATGCTGATTTGGGTGTTGGTGATCGGTTCCAGTTACTGCACCAGTTGTTGCATGCACATTAGTGGTATCTTTAAGCAGGGTTACTTGACCCTTTACCCAAGGATTAACACCTTGTGAATCAAAGTAGCGGTAGCCAATAGACTCACCTGCTGATGGGTCATAGAACTTGATTCCTGCTCCACCGTGGAAAGATGACTGAGAACGAATCCACCAGCCTGTTAAGGACTGCTCGCCTGGTTCTCTTGAGTTGTCAAACTGTTCCTTGCGGTATGGTGCAGTTTCACGCTGATACGGATTCTGATCCGTTGGAGCCATGAAGAATGGGATACCACCAAAGGCTACGTCATAGTCCTCTGCTCTGTTGGTCCAGAATCCACTTGTTCCAGGATTACCTACGTTGAGGGGTAAACCCTCGGTAATATCTTGGCCAGCCAAGGCGTACCTCCACTACTAGAAAGAAATAAAATTAGAGAACGAGTGTTGCTGCTTCTTCTTCGGTAAGAGGTGTACCTGCTACCAGTTTTGCACGAGCAGATACTTTGAGTGCAGCGAGTGCTTCTGCTGCTGCATCTTCTGCTGCCTTTTGGGTAGCATATGCTGCTGCATCTGCCTCACGCTGTGCGATTTCTTCTGCTGTTAGTTCGCGTTCTGTAACTTCGCCTGTAGCGCAGTTAACTTCGATTGCTGTTGGTGTTGTCATTGTGTTTCCTTTTCTTTATAGTATGCCGTAGAGAGTGAATGTTGAGTTGGCTAGAATTGTAGTACCAGTAATTGGTATAAATGTTATTGAAGAAATTGCTGTTGTTTGATTATACAAAATTGCCGCTATATTCATACGAGCAGTAGTGGCATTGTTTTCGCCAACACTATCTACAGATGCAGATTTTTGATTGCTACTTGTGTAGTTTGGAATATAGAGTTCAGAATTTCCGAAGGTACTTGCAGTTGCACTATCACCAGAAGTAAACATTGCTTCATCATTTACAGTGCTTGGTGAATTACTAGCAACAGCCGTACCCGTACCGTATAAAACCTTGGTTGTGTAACGTGCAACGGTTGCATCGCCATTAAAATAAAATCCTAAAGAATCAACTGCGTTTGCACGATTGGTTCTGGATGATATAACAACCTTCAAGTCAGTATAACCCTGCGGTATAGAACTAAAGGTAACGCTTGCAGTAGATGCTGTTAAATCATTTGACGCTATCTTGTATAGTTGTAATGGCATTATGCGTTACCTGCCTGGATTCCGTAGAGCCTAAAGGTTGAGCCAGAAGCAATGCTTTTACCCGTTAAATCAAATACTTGAATAGTATTAAGAGCAACGGTAGACCTATATAAGCCTACAACAGCGGCAGTTCCAGGGTTCATTCCAGAACCAACATTAAGTGTATTTTCTCTAATGAGTACTGTTTTGTTAGTAGTAGTATTTGAATAATCCATAAACTGAAAAATGTTTAGAGAAAATTCTGAACTAGTACTTTCTGCTTCGTTTATATAGGAGTCAAAATTAGAACGATTAGAGTCACGGCCAGAATATGCAGTAGTACCAGAACCTACAAGAGCAGTGACTGAGTAATTATTTCCAGTATCAACTGAACCGTTACCTACTCTAACACTGCATCTAGTATCGCCTGTTGAAGCGCTTCTAAAATTAACTACTAAAACTAAATCTGTATAACTTGATGAAATTGAACTAAAGGTAACTGATGCTGTAGTGGAACCAAGAACTTGGCTTTCAATCAAAGCATAGGTAGCAGTCTTAGACATTTGTTACCCCTTAATTCCATATAGTGAGAAGCGTGAGTTGGTGTCAAATGTTCCATTGGAAAATGTAATGCTTGTAATTGGACTAGTGTTGCGCCAGTTACCAGACCACAAGGCAATCTCTCCGCTACCGTTTCTATCTTGTCCGCTAAGTTCTTTAGTAGTTTTGAATTTTGAAATATTGGTGTAATCTAAAATATCAATTACAAATCCATTGTACATACTTGCATTTGTAGAAATAATGCTGTTGTAAATAAATGATTGAGTTGCACCTGCTCCTGCTATTGCAGTGCTGCCATCACCGTAGATGTAGTGCCAAGAATAACTGCTAGTTGTATCCCCATTAAACTGCATTTTAGGGTTAAAGTTTGAACCACTTGCTTTTGCAATAGCACGAATCTGTAGGTTTTTGTATCCCTGTGGGATATTGCTAAAGGTAATGGTGGTAGCAGTAGACCCTAGTAGCGTGGTAGCAATAGGCTCCATATAGTAGTTGTCAGCAGATGCAATGTCGTACTTAGTACCAGTTAAACCATTGGTAGTTAGTCTAGTAACAGCCATCTTATACCTCTGCTTTCACGCCATATAGTGTGGCAGTTGAGTGTTGGACATAGTTTGAACCACTAATTGTCTTAAAAGTTAAAGAAGTAATAGCGGTTACATTTGACCAAAGATTTGCTGTCATATCTAGTTCTGACGATGTAGCGTTATTTTCAAGAGCATTATCTATAGAAAAACTTTTGTTAGAAGAACTTGTATAATTAGGAAAATAAATTTCTGTATTATTAAAAGTAGACGCAGTTCCTGAACCCGTAACTAAGTTTGCTCCAGTATAGGTGGTTGTTTTTGAACTTGACCCAGTAGTAGCGCCATCTCCGTATAATTGCCTACTGCTAAAATTGGATGCAGAACCATTTATTTCCAAAGTAATACCTTCGGTTCCTACGGCTCCTCCACTTGCAGAGCGACCAGATATTTTTACAATTAAATCATTGTAGTTCTGAGGTATATTATTAAAGACAATAGTGGCAGCACCACCAGAACCAACAGTTACCTCGGCTAGTTTGCTATATGTAAATGCCATTATGAACCAGCCTTAATACCGTACAGGGTGAAGGTAGAGCCAACGCCGTAGTTTGCCGAAGCAGTAATACTAACTTGGTTAACTGCGGCTGTATTACGCCATAAACCAGTCATACCAACTGCATAAGTATTATCGCCAATACGCGTTAATGCTGTTTTGTATGTAGTAGTGTTTGAATAATTCATAACTTGTACAGTAATTATGTTGTTAGTGCCACCACCCCAGTTACTGGTCAAGTCTGTTGTATTAGTGCCTCGGTCTGAAACTGCACTAGAACCGTTACCATATAAACGAGTGAAGGAATAATTGCTACCGCTGTCCCCATTTAGTCTTACTGCGTAACCTACGTTAGTGCCTGCATTTATAACTAATACTAAATCAGTATAAGTAGCAGGAATTGAAGTAAATGAAACCGTTGTAGTTCCTGCAGTAAGTGTATTAGTTGCAATAGGAGTGTATGTCTGTGTTGGCATTGTTTCTCCTTATTTAATTCCGTATAGGGCAAAGTGCGAGTGTTGAAGCATTGTGTTTCCATCATTTGTTATGGTTATACTTGTGATAGCGTTTGCAGTATTCATCCATACGCCACTATAAAGACCTATGCGGCTACTTGTATCACCAGTTCCATCGTTGCCCGATAATGCTCTAACTGTTTTGTATTTATTAGTATTAGCATAATCTAAAATGTCAATGATGGTTGCAAAAGGATAACTTGAATTCCCGCTATTCAAGCCCCACCGAACGCCGTTGACTGGAGCATTCGCATAACTCGAAGCACCACTTCCATCTCCTTGAAGTTGATGCCAAGTATAATTACTGCCAGAATCAGAATTAAAGCGCAAAGGATTATTTGCAGAATTTGCTGAACGCATAATTCCTCTAATCTGCAAATGCTTATAGGTTCCAGGGATTGAAGTGAAGGAAACAGAAGTAGCCCCACCAGCACCAACAACTGCGTGGTCTATATAATCATAACTTCCACCTAGGATGACATCATTGCCACCTAGTACAGTCTTTCTAGTTGAAGGCCCCTGTGCAACACTAGAGGTTCTTGCTCTAGTGATTGCCATTAGGACTCGTCGCCGTAGGCGTGGAAAGAGATGTTTGCTGTTGAAGCGTAGACAGTTACTACATCTGTTGTAGCAAGTGTGATGCCCAATGTAAGACAAGTTGTATCAGCAGCACCGACTGCAACGTCATAGGCTACATAGTGAACAGCAGCCAGAGTAGCACCAGCAGGACGTACTGCAATACGGAAGGTAGCAGAGGTTGATGCCTGGTTGCACACTGTAAGAGATGAGATAACTGCACTCTTAGCAGATGGTACTGTGTATAGCGTTGTTGCGGTTGTTGCAGATGGGTTTACTTGCCCAAGTACTTTCTTTGCCATTTGTATTTCTCCTTAGTTTCTTAGGCGCCCATCATCATAAAGATGTCGGCTGTTGGGTCGGTTGTCACTGTTTCCCACGAAGCGGCTGTTCCGTTTGTGGTTAAATACTTTCCTGCATTTCCTGTCTGACTTGGCAAAGCATCTACGACACCCCAAGAAGATACAGTTCCATTTGTAGTCAGGTACTTGCCTGAGTTACCAGTCTGGCTAGGTACTACATATTCTGTAGAGTCTGTAGCCACAAGAGTCTTGCTAGTTGGAATAGTTGTACCGTTGATAGACGTAGCAGTAGCCACACCAAGCACAGGGGTAATAAGTGTTGGAGTATTGTCCATTACGAACTTGCTGCCAGTACCTGTCTGTGATGCTACAGATGTTGCAGGACCGACAGAGGTAATAGGACCAGTCAAGTTGCTTGGAGCAATTGATGCTGTGTCAATATAGTTCTTAGTTGCTGCATCCTGTGCATTAGTTGGGTCACCAAGACCTGTAATCTTGTTGGTTCCCATAGCAATAGAACCAGTCATAGTGCCACCTGCTAGTGGCAACTTGGTTGCTAGTGCAGTAGTTATTGTTGTTGAATAACTAGCATCATTAGCAAGTGCAGTAGCCAACTCATTAAGGGTATCAAGTGCTCCTGGAGCACCGCCGATAAGGTCAGCAAGTTCTGTCTGAACATATGCAGTTGTAGCAACCTGTGTTGTATTGGTATTAGCAGCCGCTGTTGGAGCAGTAGGTACGCCAGTAAGAGCAGGGCTAGCAAGCGGAGCATATGTGCTTGCCGCTGTGGCTGTAGCCAACTTAGCATCCAATTGAGTCTGGATTGCAGAAGTTACACCATCAAGGTATCCAAGTTCTGTGGCAGATACTGTAGATGATGGAGCAATCTTTGTCCAAGCAATAGCAGCAGAGGCGTTAACATCTGCATCTAGAATAGTGTTAGTAAGATTTAACTTACTGTAAGCAATCTGAGCAGAACTATTAACATCAGCATTAACAATTGCTCCAGTACCAATTACAGTTGTAAGGCTTACGTTGCCAGTTCCATCGAAGGTTACTCCGCTTGCTTCTACATCTCCAGTCAATTGGAATGTACGAGCAGTGGCTAGGGCTGTGGCTGTAGCAGCATTACCTGTGGTTGAACCAGAGGTTCCTGATACGTTACCAGTGACGTTGCCAGTGAGGTTGCCTGTGAAAGTACCAGCGATAGTGCCAGTACCAGTAATGGTTGGGCTGGTAATTGTTGGAGTAGTAAGAGTCTTGTTAGTTAGGGTCTGTGATCCTGTTAAGGTTGCTACACCAGTAAGGGTATTATCTGCTGCACTAATTGTTTTATTAGTAATTGTTTTTGTATTTGTAGTTGTAATTACATCAGCAATTGTCAACCCGTGTGCAGTCGTTTCATTCTTGATGTGGTTGTTAGCCTCACGGAAGTCAACACCGATAGCCATGTGACGAACCTTGGCTCCTGCTGAGTGGGCTACACCGGAAACACCTTCTGTACCAGTTCCATCAACACCACGGATAATGGTTATCGTTGTGCTGGAAGGAGAACTAGGCGATGTGGCATAGACAATTTCTTCAAGGGCTGTATCTGGGTCAATAACAAGAGTAAAGCGCTCACCAGAACCAGGTGTGATGCTTCCTAGTACCGCTGCTGAGTTTACTACCATTGTGGTAGCAGTTGCATTTAGCGGTGCTGTAAGTGATGTTTCTTGGGAGATGGAGGAGTATCTGCGGACTGTCATTGATTAGTACCTCGTATAATGGATTCGGGTTGGGTAAACATCACGAAGTTTTCCTGCTTCTTCGTTTAAGCGTTGCTGGTAGAGTCCAAGCATGAATCGTGCTGTTGAAGCACCAGAGCCATACTGGATCTTTGTATCTGCGTTATCTGCTTCTGCAGATGAATAGTTGAGTCGGCCTGGGTCAATGAATGACGACAGGCGGTATGATGCTCCGTAAAGGATGACATCTTTGCAAGATGATGGAAGCCCTGTGACAGTCTCAAATACTGCAGAACCTGCAGATGCTGTGAGAGTAGATGGCTTCTTTGTATAGTAAACCTGGATCTTGCGACCTGATTGAACATTGTCATAGACTGAAATGGTGTTACCTGATGCAAAGGATGTTGCGTTTGCAAGAGGATCGTGACGCCAGTTACGAAGTGGCATCCATTCTTCGGTAGATCCTGTTGGTTGCCATGACACGTAGAGGATTGTCTCAGCCTCTGCTGGTAGGCTGTAGGTTGTCTTAGCAGAGTTAAAGTTAAAGACGTGAACCCCAACTGCAAATAGTTGAGGAAATACTGCGTCAATTGTATCGTTGATGGCTTTCTTTGCTATTGCCTTCGGGAAGGTAGGAGCAACAACTACTCGACTATTGATAGTGTGTGCTTCTGCTACAGTACCGTTATAGCCACGGCCATAAGGTGCTATAGTAGCAGTATTCGACACACGATCATAACTATCAATCCAGAGTAGTTCGTCATCAATTTCGACAACACCTTTACCAATATTTGACACATCAGCCAAGTTAAGAGTTAGGCCAGATGATGTTATATCCTGCGTAAGGTGGGTACTGCGATCCTGCCTCATCGTATAACCAGATAGATTGAGTAGAACCTCATCTATCATGCTGGTATAGGTGGTTGTCATTTAACGTCCCTTAATTTTAGATTACTTATTTGGGCTTGGGTTATCATGTTACCACTTAACCTTGTCCGCCCAATACGCGGCACTCATTTTCCCTTTTGATATGTTTCTTGCATGACGTGCCTTAAATGACTTACGTCGTGCTGCATAAGATGCAGACTCTCCTGTTTTACGAGGAGATCCGCTAACTCCCTGTTGACCAAAGCGGATAGTCTTGACCTTACCGCCCTCTTTAGCCACAACTACGTGTGACTTCTTAGGATGGTTAGGTGTACGCTTTGGCTTGTTATAGCCAGATACTCCTACCCGCTTTAGTCTAGGGTCTTGCATAATTACATTACGTTCTTACGGTTTGATGCGCCAGCCTTGCTTGGCTTCTTACCTGGGGTAAATGTTGATCCCTCGTAGTAGCCTGGTGCTTTTGTCTTTGACTTTGTTAGACGGGATGCACCGTACATGCGCTTTACGCCTTCGACGTATGAAGCACTTGCCTTGCCCATAACAGCCTTCTTGAGAGCGGCTGTCATTCCGTCTGCCTTGATGCGATCAATTGTTGCCTGGCTTACCTTCATAGGTGCTGCCTTTGGCTTTGATGCTGGTGCTGTGTAGTTGCGGTATCCCGAAGGTTGTCCGCCGCCTGTTTGTCTTGCCATGTTATTACCTTCCCTTTATCTGTATTTTGAGGTTTTTTTTGCTATCGCTTTTGGTTGTTTTACAAACTGCCTGCCTTGGCTTGTACCCTTGCGTTTGGCTGCAGTTGTTCTTGCGTACTCCTTGGCGGATAGAGCCTGACGCGCCTTCTTGGGAAGGTATCGTTCTCCTGTTGCCTTGGATCCTTGAGTGCTGGGTTTACCAGATTTGGTTCCCCACTCTTCCTTTGTCCATTTAGACAAGGACTTCTGTTTGGTGGTCTTGCTACCAGAGTAGCCACCACCAGCCTTCTTATAAGCCTGTGCGACTAACTGTGCTTTACGAGCAGACCACTGACCTGGCTTACCACCCTGAGAACCCGCCATAATGCGTTTCTTAATACGTTCTCTTAATTCAGGCTTTGTATAGGTCATGTGCTTTTCTCTTAGTTAGTTCCGTAGTTAGGCCAAGTTCCAGTGCGCTTAGATTCAGCCTTGCGCTTCTTGAGAAGATCTGCTTCTGCTTTCTTCTGTCGCTGAGCCCAAGTTGATGGAGTTGGCTTAGGCTTTGGCTTAGCAGTCTTTCCTACAAGAGCAACAGTTTTACCGCCGCTTAGTTTAACTCTCTCAACTGTGTATCCCTTAGGTATATTTTCTTTAGCATAGATGTTCATACCTCTTGATGCCTGAGCAGTCTTTCCTACTCCTGTTGTCTTAGCAAATGCTGCGGCTGCCTTGTTAGAGCCAGCACGTGGGGTTGCCTTCTTCTTCATGCCTGGCATGATTACTTACCACCAAATAGTCCGCGTTTGGCGGGCTTCTTCTTAGCAGTCTTCTTCTTGGCTACCTTCTTGCCAGTCTTCTTGGCTTCCATCTTGGCCATAGCCATACCCTTAGCGGTGTATGGGAATTCTTTCTTTCCTACTTTTGGCATTATACTGCTCCTACTTCCTTGAGTTTGGATACTGTTTTCTTCTGGATTATCTTAGAGTCGACCATAGTATTGGCGTTATATGCCGTTCCTAAGGCCTCAGAGGCCCTTCTGGCCTCCTGAACTGCCTTCATGCTGGTTCCAGCAGGTTGAATGCCTTCTGCCCTCGCACTGCGGTAAGCGTCCAGTTCTCCGTCCCACTTCTTATTGGTCATACTTATGCTTGA